TTGTGCTATTGATTTTGCATTACAAACTAAAATAATAAAAACGTCTGATACTAGATTAGCTGATGATGCATTTACATTTAAAGATTGGTCATTAGGTATTTATAGTAAAGCAAGAAACTTATTAATTACTCCAGAGGAAGCATATAAGAGAGAGTCCTATAAAAAAGATTCATTAACTGTTTTTCATAGGAAGATATCAACATATGAACATTATAAACAAGGTGGAGGAGAAAGATCATTTATTGACTTTGATGATATGATCGAAAGAACAATTAAAGAAGTAGACTTCCCAGCACTTAAAGTTTTAATCTTAGATGAGGCACAAGATTGTACACCACTTCAATGGTCGGTTATTTATAAGATGGCTATGAAGGCCAAGAAAATATATTTAGCAGGTGATGATGACCAAGGTATATATAAATGGAATGGTGCAGATCCAAAGTATTTTACAAAATTTTTTCCAGGCCGGAAAGTAAAACTAAGAAAGACTCAAAGATTTGGAGAGGCTATATATAAATTTTCACAAGTTATAAGAAGAGGTATTAAAGACAGTGAGGAGAAAGAATACTTACCTGGGGATAGTAAAGGTTATGTAAAGAGCTACTTATCTTTTAAAGAAATACCTTTTAATAACTTAAAAGAAGATTGGTATATTTTAGGCAGAATAAATGAAACAGTTAACGAACTTAGAATGTTAGCAAAAGATGCAGGTTTATATTTTAAAGATAATAAAGATACAAAATGTTTTGATGTAAAACAATGGGAAGCAATTAAGGCCTGGACTGCAATCACTAAAGATAAAAAGATAGATAAGAAACAAGCAAGAAATATGTATAAGTTTATTAGAGAACTTTCAGATCCTACATATAGATTAGATAAGTTTTGGAGGAATGAACCAGACTTAAGAGAATATAACTTTCAAGATTTAAAAGAGTGGTGTGGTTTAGAATTAAAAGAAGAGGACTCAAAAAAACCCTGGTACTGGATACTTAGAAGAAATTTTAAACCAAGACAGGTAAGACAATTTATTAGATTACTTAGAACTTATGGGCAAAAAGAATTAGATAAGGACCCACTAATCACCATAGATACAATACACAGTGTTAAAGGTGGAGAAGCAAATCATGTAGTGCTTTATAGTAAAGGTAACTATCCATCGGACTATGATAATAAAAACAAACAAGAAAAAAGTGATGAACGTAAAGTTTGGTACACTGGTGCAACTAGAGCAAGAAAAACTTTACATTTATTACGAACTGACTATAAGTATAACTATCCAATTGGGTCAGATTATTTAATTTATGTACAGGAGAAAAATGACAAATAGTAGTTTATTAGAAGAAGCATTTCCACAATCAAAACAGGTTGGCGGGAATCATTACAAAGAATTTCATATACAACCCTATGAGTTTATTAGTAAAAATAACCTATCATTTTTCCAGGGATGTGTAATAAAGTATGTTTGCCGTTATTTAAACAAAGCGGGTATACAAGATTTACAAAAAATAATTCATTATTGTCAACTTGAGATTAAAAAACTAAAGGATACTGATGCCAAATTCAAGAACAGTAAAAAAACAAATAAAGGTTGAGGGAGTAGGATTTACTCTTGAGATATATCCTGAAAGAGAAGGTAATTCTAAAACTGAAGGACCTTTTTGGGAAATATTTCCAGAGGATTATCATGCAGCATTATTCGCATTTAGTAATAAAGATAAATTAAATAAATTAATTGAAAAAAAATTTATTAATGTCGAATAATTGAAAAACATACCAACGAAAGAAGAAACATATGAACGGACTACAACTAACACTAACATTTAAAAAATCAATGTGGAATACTCCAAGTGAGTACAAAGATTTATCTAACGCAAAAGAAATAGCTATCGACTTAGAAACAAGAGATGATGGTATTAATAATAAACTTGGAGCTGGATGGGCTTTAGGTAAAGGTGAGATTGTAGGATTTGCAGTAGCAGTAGATGGTTGGAAAGGTTACTTTCCATTCAATCATTTAGGTGGGGGTAATATGATACCTCAACAGGTTAAACAATATATGAAAGATGTGTGTGCACTTCCATGTAAAAAAATATTTCACAATGCTCAATACGATGTCGGTTGGTTACAAGCATCTGGTATAGAAGTTAAAGGTGAGATTATAGATACAATGATAGCAGCTGCACTTATAGATGAAAATAGATTTAGTTACTCTTTAAATGCGTTGTCAGTAGATTACCTTGGAGAAATAAAAGCAGAAACAGAATTAAGAGAAGCTGCAGCAGCTCATGGTATAGACCCTAAAGCAGAAATGTGGAAGTTACCTGCAGAACATGTTGGATATTATGCAGAGCAAGATGCAGAGCTAACTTTAAAATTATGGAAAAGATTTGAGCAAGAAATTAAAACTCAGAGTCTAACTACTGTATGGCAAATGGAGATGCAATTGCTTCCAACCCTAATAAAGATGCGTCAACGAGGAGTGAGAGTCCAAGTGGAAAAAGCTGAAATATTACGAAAAGAAATGATGCTCCAAGAAAAAGAAATACTACGGGATATACAGAAAGAAACAGGAGTAGAAATAGATATCTGGGCACCCCGCCAGATTGCCAAAGCTTTTGACAAACTGAAATTAGACTACCCACGAACCGAAAAAACAAAGGAACCATCGTTTACACAAAATTGGTTGATTAATAATAAAAACAAAATAGCACAATTAATTGTGAGTGCAAGAGAGATCAATAAATTTCATGGAACTTTTTTATCTTCGATTATGAAGTATCAGGTCGATGGTCGTATACATGGAGAGATCCAACAACTTAGATCAGATACTGGAGGTACGGTATCGGGTAGACTGAGTATGTCTAACCCTAACTTACAGCAAATACCTGCAAGAAATAAAGAGTTTGGTCCCAAAATTAGAGGATTATTTATACCGGAAGAAGGCTATCAATGGGGTAGTTTTGATTACTCGCAACAAGAACCACGAATGACGGTTCATTATGCATCTGCTTTAAACTATGACGGCTCTGAGGAATTAGTGGAAGCTTATAAAAATTCTAGCGCAGACTTTCATCAGACAGTAGCAGACCTGGTAGGTATTGAGAGAACTCAAGCTAAAACAATTGGACTTGGTCTTATGTATGGAATGGGTAAGAATAAGTTAGCTAATTCTTTAGGTGTTACTAAAGATGAAGCTGATGAATTGATTGTGAAATATAATAGGAAGGTACCTTTTGTAAAACAACTATCTGATAGATGTATGCTCAAAGCTGCTAATGATGGTGTAATTAGAACTAAGAAGGGTAGAAAATGTAGATTTGATATGTGGGAAACAAAAGACTTTGGCCTACATGTTGCAGAAAAATACGAGAATGCAGTTGCAAAGTATGGTGCTCAGAATATTAAAAGAGCTTATACCTACAAGGCATTGAATAGATTAATTCAAGGATCCTCAGCTGATCAAACTAAACAAGCTATGTTAGATTGTGTGAATGCAGGTCACTTACCTATGTTACAGATCCATGATGAATTGTGTTTTAATATAAAAGATGAAGCTCATGCTAAAGAGATAAAAGAGATTATGGAAAATACTATTAAGTTTGAAGTACCTTCTGTTGTTGAGTATGGACTTGGAAAGAGTTGGGGTGATGCTAAATAAAAGAAACACGGCTCACGGAAACCAGGATATGATTGCTTATGCAGCAGGATTATTTGATGGTGAGGGTAGTATTAATTACGCACAATACAAATGCAATAAACCAAATGGTAAAACTTATTTAAAATGGAATGTGGCTATGGAAGTAGCTATGTCTGATTTAGATTGTATTAAAAATTTTTATGATATTGTTAAGGTTGGTAGTATTCATTACAAAGGTATTGGTAAAGGTAGTTTAGCTAAGATACCTCAGTGGAGGTGGAGGTGCTCTCATCAAAATGCATTAAAACTTGCAAAGTTATTTATACCTTATTCGGTAACTAAAAGAGAAAAATTATTAAAGATTATAAATCATTACGAGTTTGGAAAGCCGACAGGACCCCTAGGAAAAAGATAAACTTTTTTAACTACAATAAAAACTTAAGCTTGTACTTGTAAGTTTTCTTGTACATCCTGATACTTGATCGCATTTCTTTTAGATCTAATATCAGATTCTATTTGAGTCATCCCAGTATGAACACCACCATGTGTTAATAACTCAGACGACCATTTGTTTTCGAGTGCTTGTAATTCTTTAAGCAACTCTATTTTTTTAGGACTCATTTTAGTTCCTCATAAGTTATGTGAACCCTTTTGTTCCCGGTGAAACCATCATTGATAATTTCAACGTTACCTTGGTCCACTTGTTCTGACACCTTTAAAATCGCTTGCTTTGCATTATCAGCTTCGACTACTTGGTCTATACTACTTCCTCCCATGCAAGCACGGATACGATAAGCTGTCATGAGATATTATAAGATATTTTGAAAGAATGGTCAACATTGTAGCCTTGGCTGTCAATAGCTATACAATGTACGTTATAATCGGCCATAGAGCCCCTAATTTCTTCTATTTGTCGTTTCATGGTCATTCCTATATGTTTTGCTTTAGAACGACATCCTGGGCCATCTATGAGGTCATTTACTATATATTGGGTGCACTTGGTACCCATATCTGGTGTATTTAAACATACACTACCTAATAGTATAAATTTTATAATCATTCTAAACAGTATTAATACCTTGGCACACAAATCGTGGACCAAGATTATACTTCTCTATATCTCCTGGTGGGAAAAATTCAATAACTTTTTTTGTAGTATCTAATGCTGTAATTATACACTCTCTCCAGGTATCAAAAGTTTTAGGGTATTGAGTTTCAGGTAAACAATTACCATCAATAAAAGAACAGACTGTATATATTAAAATAAATTTCATAATTAATTTGACATTAATCCTTATCCCATATATTTAAGATAACATGAAACAAAAAAGTAAAAGTCCAATACTCAAGTCTATCATGTCTGAGATCGATGAACAATTAGCAAGCATCCCACTGTATGAAGTAGATGGTATGCCAATTGAAGATTCGATGCATTTAGATATGTACATAGATGGTGTTGCTAATATTAATTTTACGGATGAGATTAATAGAAAACATTACCCAGTAAATAAAACGTTAGCGACCATTTTAGTATTTGACGAAATTGAAACAAGAAAAAACGAACCAACCAAGGAGGACATGCATGGATAATGCAAAACTAAAAGACGACATAACACCAGAAAAACCAAAAGACATAATGCAACAATTGGACGAAGGTATTAATGCTGCAGTTCAAGAAATCAATAGTCTTAAATTAGATAATTATAAGTTGTTAACTCAACTTCATAAAGTAAATACACAGATGATGATTATCGAGGACGCTATTAAGATGGTTAAAACTTTAAGTGATAAAGAAGCAGAAGATTGGAGAGTGAATCATTACAAAAACGATCCAATTGAAAAGCCATTAGTTTTAAGTGAAGACATGGAGGTAAAAGATAATGACCGTTAGAGAGTTTAATAAAAATATGGAGGATAGAAATGGACATCAATAAATGGAAATCTGTAGCCATTAACATTAAGGATTACAAATTGTTAAAAGGTCTTTGTAAAAATAAATTCAGAGCACCTGGCGCAATGATATCTAAAATGCTTCAAGGTTACGTAGAACACTTAGCTAAGAAAAATAAAATTAGTGTAGAAAATTTTCGTAAACAACTTTTGAATGGAGAAAGTAATGATGACGGAAAACGATCTAAAAAGAATTGATACTAGAGTGAAGGGTAAAGAACTCTTCACTATAGAATTAGACCATTCAAATAACACTCTGACTTTAATGGTTAATGGTGAAATGAGAAACACTATTAAAACTTTTAAAGCAGAGCCGTTGTTTGACCGTATGTTAAGAATAGCTAAGACTAAATTTTTAGCCATGAGGAAGTTAGAGAATTAAATGGATAAAGAATTAAAAAGAATACAATTTAACTACGACAAGAATAGAAAAAAGAAAATGACGGTGCAGATTCATAATCTAGTTAATTATATTTCTGGTAGTAGAGCAATTGAAACTTTTTGTTCTGAAATAATTCGTATGGCTAACAATCCGTATATCAAAGATGATCCAGAAGCGATTCTTTTAAATTTAAAAGATTACTGTAATGAAAGATTAAAATTTGCAGTTGATGAAAAGACTAAAGCGTATACTGAATTATCTGCTATAAGAAAGATTCTCAAAATGAAAGATGATGATTTTATTGAAGAAGATTTTCCAGGATTCAAACCTTTATGAGACAACCCTATAACGATAATAACTATCTTTTAATATGGGTAATTACAGCAACAGTCCTATACTTTCTTATATAAAATATTATTGACAATTAATCTGAGGATTCTAAATTTTTAACTTTATCAATTAACTAACAGGAGGAATAATGATAAAAGCAAATAAAGCCTACCTTCACAATTGTGAAGGATTTATGTATGAAATAGATTTGGTTGACAAAATTAACAACCATTTTGAAACACCTAAAAAAGGAATGACTTTGGATGGTTTAGCATCGCTGGAGCCTAGAGATTTTTTTACGGAAAGTAAAAAAAATCCGAATACAGGTTGGTTTACTCCACAAGAAGTTAAAAAGATTATTAAACTTTTAGGTGAGTTTGGTTATACGCTTAATAACATGGCATATGCTAATAAATATACTTATGGTCAATTGACTTCAAGAAGTAATGTAGACTGGGGTGATGATGAAGTCCCTACTGCACCAAAAGAAATTGAAGATGCAGCAGAAATTGATTATGAAATAACTAAAGACTTAGAGCCGGAAATACTAAGTAATTAAAAATACTTATATATAACAATAATACAAGGGGGTGGGGTCGTTGATCCCATCCCCTTTTTTCTTTACAATATACACTTGCAACGAAGTAAAAAATTTAATATGAATAAAGTAACTAGCAAATCCGCAAAGTGTAAAGATTGTAAAGGCCTTGGTTATATTAAGACTCTTACTAATAATTACACCGAGTGTATCATTTGCAATTCATCAGGAACCACGCTTCACGGACCAAACGGCATAACTAAAGAAGCCGAACAAGTATTATTATTTAAAATTGCATTGGATTATATAAATGGCAAAGAAAAAGGATGGTATCACTGATTTAACAAAGCTGTTAGTTATTGCAGCAGGGAAATTTACGCCTAATCAGTACACTCAATTAACCTCGACTATTTTTGCTTTACTCAATGGTGTTAATTATGGCTACACGGAACTCGGACCACGGTTCCTCCAGGATGCTCATGACATATACACTATTCACAATAAAGATTTAAAGAAGACTTCTTTTTTTAAAAACCATAAACCCGATCCATCGATGGTATCAAATTTTAAAAAGAAAAAAGGTAAAAAACAAATTCAAACACCCGACAATATAATTAGTTTTGAGCATTATAAATTTTGGAAACAATCATGATGCCTGACAATTATACTAGAAGTGACATGATTTTAGATTTCAAAGACATCAAAGAGCACATTAAAGAAGAAAGATTGCAAGGCGCAGCCATCACAATATTAATTGATGATGTATTAGAACATTACGAGGTCGCCACTCGATGTAAATTTAATATATCGAAAGGCCATTATCGTGATCTACTCTCCAGACTTGTTAAGACTTATGGGCACTAAAATTACTGCCGATATCGTTGCAGATAATCATATAAGTAATGAACAGAAATTATGGCGTCATGTCATACTAAATGCATTTGAAGATGCAAGAGCTTTGGCAGGAGATCGTAAATCAAGTTTAAATAAATGTGATGCTCATTTTTGGATTGCAGGCTCAGAAGACTTTGAACAGATCTGCTGGTGGGCCGGATGGGAACCGGATGATGTTCGTTTTAGATATTATAAAGCGTTAAAGAAGGGTGATATCAAATTTAAAAGACGTCACTTGTTATGGCATGAATATAGTAAATTATTTCAAAGACTTAAGGTCGAAGAGGATAAAGATTTAAGACGTGAGCTCAGACGAAATTTAGAAAACAAACGTAGGCAGATATCATATGCTGATAACGTATTTGTTGATAATTTTAAAAAAGATTTATCAATTGAAGTTTAACCCTGTAGTATAAGGGAGCAATCTATAAACTACAGGGTAAACAAGTTAACTCATGAGAACCCTCCCAAGTTAATAATAAATAGATTACCAAATATTAAAGATAGTGTCAAAATAATTCTAGGGCCTCGAACCAGTTAAGAAGCCCTAGAAGTTTATCATATGGTTAAAAATTAATTTAACACATAATTGTTTTCGCAATTAAAATAATAATTTAATTTAAAATGAAGTCAAAGAAAAAAGTCTAGGCCTGGGGATAAAAGATAAAAACCAGGCCTAGAACTAACAAAGAGGCACAATAATGAAATTATGCGTCTTTGATTATTACTTAATAAATTTAAGAAAGTCAACTAATTATAATTTATAGTAGATATAAAATAAAGGTTCACTTATTATTTATTATTGTTGATATGAAATAATTCTATTCGATATTTTTTAGAGATGTATTTGTGATGTTCAGTTATTAGTTTAGAATGCTTCTAAGGTATAGGGTTCGGTAGCCGTGCACCATGATGATTTGATGATTTGTGAGTTGTGATAGTTACTGGGATAACGGACCACGGATCACGGGCCCTGGTTTTGCCACTTTCCCAGTTTTCCCTATACCTACTCCTTAGAAACAAAAAAATAAAAAAATGTTTGTAAGGAGCAAATTTCTGGGAAATTGGGAAAAATGGCTTAGAATAAGAATAATAACGTCCCAAAGTGCTTTTTTAGACTGGGAAAATTCCCAAAGTTTTAGGAAAAATTACAGAGGATGTCATTTGTGCAAAAAAAATTTTAAAAAAATGTTTGTAAGGAGGAGGTATAGGAGAGTGAAATATGATATAACTGGTCAAGATGGCAAAAAGAAAAAACACACTAAAAGCTATAAATGAATTGACGCAAAAACAAAAAGCGTTTGTTGATATATATGTTGAGAATTGGGGGGAGCTTTCTAAAGTAGAATCAGCCAAAAGAGCAGGTTATAAATCAGTAAAGCCTGAAGGACCTACAGAAATTGCAAGTAGACTCACAGATCCAAATAAAAACCCACACGTAGTTAGATATATGGAAATGAGATACAATCAGGAATTAAAAAAATATTCCGGGGATAAGCTTAAAAAGTATAAAAATTTTGAGCGACTTAGTAAAGAAGCTGAGAAGAAAAAACAATTTGGGCATGCTATAAATGCAGAGTATAGAAGTGGCCAAATGGCAGGATTTTTTATAGATAAAAAAGAAGTAACCCATGTGGGATTGGAGGGTATGAGTCGTGAGGAACTTGAAAAAAGACTATCTGAACTCGAAGGTAAAATCGGAGAGGCCAAAGATATTATTGACGTCACGCCAGAAAAAACTCTTGAATAGCGGTGGGTTTATGCAAGTGTTCAACGAAGTTCATAACAAACATTTGAATACTTCAATTGGTATAGTCAGTGTTTTAATAAAGGATGGGGAGTAAAATGCCAAATCTTGAGAATACATACCGAGATTTTTTTTCAAATCTTGAGAATACATACCGAGATTTTTTTGTAAACTTTGAAAACAAATACCGAGATTTTTATGAAAACTAAAAAACGAAATAATAAAAAAATTACAATGCCAAAAAAAGTTAATAGTGAAATAGAAAAATATCCTATGGTTTCGGTTGAGTGGTTTGATATAGTTAGCGATAGCTCATGGACTAGTTTTGAAAATTTAAAAAATAGTGAGCTTGCAACCTGTATTACAAAAGGCCATTTATTCTCTCAATCTAAAGGTGTCACTAGATTATTTGGAGATTATTCTTTTAGCGAAGATAAAAAGAGAATTGAGAATATAGGTAATACAACCATAATTCCTAATTCTGTAATAAAAGAAATTAAAAAAATTTAGTATCTTGTAATATTTTTTTCTGGGTTTATTTTAACAATCCATGAATGAATTTATTGCATTTATTTTAAGATTTATAATACTTTTTCCTGCACTATTTATAATAATATTGATTTTACTAGGTTATTTTTCATAAAAATAAAATTTGACAAATTTAATTTTATATTTTATTATCATGGGATAA